TTCTGATTCCGCTAGGATGCTTCGCAGTCATGCGAACCAACACAGCATTCTCAGACAGAGTATTAGTCAGTTTTTCTTTATCCATAATAAGAACCTCCATTCTTTATTAGAAAATTGCTGTTTCGATCTAAATGATCTCTTCAGATGAGTAAAAAAAACTCATGACAGCAGAGCAGAAAATATATTTAACCAGTAAATATAAATTCTGCCCTTGCTCAGACCTAGACTTCTAAGTCTTGATTCTTGATCTTGAATTCTCCATATCTAGAAGAATCAACAATATCGCTTCTTGCTCCAACAAGCGATCTCACAAAGAAAATTCCAAACTCAGGAGTAGGAAATTTCTCAATGTAATCAAGAGCATTAGCAAAGTAGTCATGCAAGTTGCTATCACTAGCTTCTTTTATAACACTCACTAATGCACAGACAGTTGCATACATCAGACCACCACTATCAACAACCTCGACATCTCCACCCTCACAAATTTCTTGCAAGTTGGGAACATCATTTTTCAGTGATAGGAATGACATAAACTCGATACTAGCAGTTTCACCTACATCGCCTTGCACAAGTAATTGCACAATTTCTTTAGGTGGATTGCATTTAAGAGTATCGCTTAACCTCACCCATGATCTAGGACTAGGCTGTGGGGTAGTAACCTTGGCATTAAAGTCATGCAACCACTCAGGCTGAAAACTTATGAACCCCAAAATTTCAGGACAAATATCATTCTTACTTGCCCATGCTAACCAATCATCAGGACTATGCTCAAAATCGACCATAGTGCATCTATCTGATACATGACTAGGAAGTTTATTGCTTCCTGCTCTATCAGTTGCTCTATTACCTGCACAGATTGTTCTCCACCCTTTAGGCAAAGAATAGTCTCCTATCCTTCCCTCATACAGCAATTGCCCACATACAGCCTGAACAGAATTCGATGCTTGGGCATACTCATCAAAGAATAAAATCCCTTCACCACTTACAGGAAGATTGCCCAAAAAGGCTCTCTTCTGTTCATTCGCATCATTGATATAAGGCAAACCACCTAAATCAACAGACTCATATAACGACAGTCTGAAATCAATAAATCCAAACTCATTTTGAGTAGGATTAATTTTATCCACGACCACCTTCCTATCCATAGCAATGTCATCGACATATGCTCGAACAATTGCACTTTTTCCAATACCTGTTCCCCCTAAAAGGAATGGAGTATTAGACCCTTTTAAAACTGCCTTAATCGACAGTAATGCTTGACTTGGTTTCATATTAATAACCTCCAAAGTTTTTATGATTCAAGTTAGTTTCAGCTACCAATAAATATTATTTACCAGTAACTACCAATACTGGATAACAATTTGCTATCCAGTTTCATAGCATTTCAGCTAATCTTCAGTTGGTTTAAGTAATGGTGTTAGAGACAAATTCATCATTTGGATTTTTCCAACAATCTCTAGACATAAGACCATTTTCTAAAATGTATTCCAAATGCTTAGTGGCATTTTTAATGTTATTAAACATTCTTGCCCTTGCTCCACTTTCATCACATAGATATTCATTATCTTTTGCTAAAAAATAATAACTTCTATTTTCTCCATACAATTCTTTTATTAATTCATATTCATTCCAAGAATAAATATGAACATCAATCTCATTATGTGGTTCTACTATTCGCTTGTTATCTCTCCAAACTTTCCACTGTTTAGAGATAACTTTTTTATTAGACCATTTAATTTTATCCATAATTTTTGACCCTCCAAGGTCAGTTAATTACCAATAACAGACAGCACTCGCTATCTGTTTTCATAGCATCTCAGCTAATCTTCAGTTGGCTTAAAAAGTGTTTTTATCCCATTCAGGATTAACATTTTTTTCATCCCAATCCATATCCAATTGATTCAATAAGAATATTGTTGGCAAATAATCGTCATGTTGATTACCCTAATCTTCCTCATAGGTTTCCAATTTTCTTTTGTATATGTCTAATGCTTTCCATAAAATCAGACTTGTATCTTCATTTACAGTTAGCTGTTTAGTCATAATTACCTTTGGCGTTTTCATACCAATTTGTTTATTTTCTTTTTGCATAATTTTTGACCCTCCAAGGTCATGTTTAATTACCAAGATTCCCTCGAAAGGGTCAGGGCATTACTGCTACCTGTTTTAAAATTTCGACTGGATTCTCGCCAGTCATCATCAGTTGGTTTACCCTGTATTTTTTATAGGGTCATCAAGGAAAACATCTCCATGCACAGAACGAATAACATAATTAAGATTTTCGTTTATCGTTATTTGTCTATCGTTAATGAATAAGATTTGATTTCCCTTGATCTGTTTAAGATAAACAGAATCAGATGCAAAAACATAGGAAAAAATAGCGTTTAATCTCTCCCTTGTTGTGACTGTATCCCACCCACACATTGAAAAACATAAGTGAATATTGTTACTTAAATTTTCGCTAGGATGATTGTTCTCGAACCATGCAATTTTATTGTCATGCAAGAAAACCCCTTGCTGTTTTTTGCTCGACCATTCTGATATTGGTCGAATTCTAGTATTGCCCATTATTTTATTTACATTTTCAGTAAATGCTTCAGCAATTTCTTTTGATACTTTTCTCATAAGTTAAACCTCCAAGGTTTTGTTTCTTGAACCCCAAAATAGGATTCTCTTCAGCCTGTTAATTCAGGGACAGTTGGAGGACTGCCTAGGACATACTGCAGTAGCAAGTATCGGTGTATCGTGAACGCCTAAGTAGTTTCCATTTCACTACATCTCAGGGAACGCTTTTTGTTTTGATGCTTCTCTTTATCATCGAGGGTAAATCTAGAGACCCTCAGCTAAGTTAGTATCTTAATAAGTAATACAGCTACCTAGCAGTCATATATGGCTGTTCTATAAAGACCTCCTTTTTGGTTTAATATTCGTTGTCATGTGCATACCTTAACACCATGAATATCATCAATGCAACATCTTATTAGATTGCAGTATGTGAGCATTACGAAACTCTGCTTACTGGTAGATAATATTAAGCATGGATAAAGACAAAACTCAGGACGAAAAACCCACGCTTAAATTGGTCAAGGATAAGACCAAGCTAACCATGAAACAGAGAGCCTTTTGTGATCTCATCATCAAGGGCAAGTTGGGAAGTCAGATCGAATGCTATATGGAAGTCTATGATGTAGCTCTAACCAAGACAGGGAAGATACCTAAACACGCCCACGTTGATTGCAGTAGGTTAATGGCAAACCCTAGTATCAGCCTAACTATAGCTAATGGATTGAAACGCTTAGAGGTTAATGCAGTAGCTTCCACTACTCGAACAAGGAGTTACGTTCTTGAACAGCTTATGAGAGAGAGCAAGGAAGCAGACAGTGACAGCACTAGAGTCAGGGCATTAGAGTTACTAGGCAAGACAGTGAACCTATTCAGCGACACCTTGGAGATCAAGGAGAGCAGAACCAGTGATGACATAGAGAGTGAGATTGAGCAGAAGATAGAAGCATTGTTGAGAGAATCAGCAGAATAGACCCCCCTTTTAATGCTGTGATCTAGAGCAGAGACAGACCCCCCTACACCCCTTTACAGATGCAAGTACCTGCTATCATATATACATAGTGTTTTGCACATAATATGACATAATTTTATAGACCCCCCCTATTATGTATTGCATTTTGCTATCTTTCTTTGCCATATACCCTGTTTTTCTAGGTAAACACTGTGTTTCATACCCCCCCCATACTATATTTCAAAATTTGAGGGTTGCTTTTTATGTGAAGCCGTGCAATATTGTATAATCTGTAGATACATATACCTAGTAACCAGTAATAACTTAATGAGTGCCTACCTATGTTTACTTATTAAGTTTTTTTATTTAAGAGCTACTACCTAGTAGGTATATACTAGATAGGGAGTTACTGTATGTATGAGTTTATAGGAAGTTTAATAAGTGATTTTTTCTTTTGGTGCGTAGATGTTTTAGTATTCATTGGAGAAGTCACAGGTATGGGGTATGCATTAGCTAATATAGTTATATTTGTAATACTTCAACCAGCTTTGATTTTGCTTTTCTTTGTTTTATGGAGAAAAGAAATAAAAAAGAATGAATAAGAATGTACTAAGTAAAGTTAAAAACTTATCTGCTGATCAAAAGCAGGAATTGCTTTCCCTTTTAGAAGAATTAGAAAAAGCCAAAGGCAGAGAGAAATGCCATGAGGACTTTATGACCTTTGTTGGGGAGATGTGGTCAGCTTTTATCCATGGTAAACATCATGAGATCATGGCGGATGCTTTTGAGAGAGTCGCTAAAGGCGATCTGAAGCGTTTAATTATTAATATGCCACCTCGACATACCAAGAGTGAGTTCGCTTCGTACCTCCTCCCTGCGTGGTTCTTAGGTAAATACCCAGATAAGAAAATTATCCAGACTGCCCATACTGCTGAACTAGCGGTTGGCTTTGGTAGGAAGGTTAGGAACTTAGTCAACAGTGCCGATTACAAAGCTGTGTTTCCCAATGTTAGTTTGCAGTCAGATTCAAAAGCTGCTGGAAGATGGAACACAAACCAAGGCGGAGATTACTTTGCGATTGGTGTAGGTGGTGCGGTAACTGGTAAAGGTGCTGATCTACTTATTATTGACGATCCCCATTCCGAACAAGAGGGAGCTTCTGCAGACA